CTCCTCCTCCTCCTCCTCCTCCTTGACGGTTGGCTCGTAGCCCTCGGTTACGAACTCGTCCTCATCCTCCTCGATCTGTCCTTCAATAAAAAACTCGCGTGTTGCGCCATAGCCCATAAATTTACCAACAACAAATACCGCCAACATAAATAAAACTGCACACATAATTGTAGCTAATTTGCCATTTTTAGTAGAGATCTTCATCCTATATATATATATATATAGTAAAAATAATAAAAGTTTTTTCATACAAAAGAAAATTGAATTAAAGGTTTTTACATTAGACATTTATCAACAAATGTATTTTGGTAAAAAAGGTTACACAATATTAAAAAAAGATCTATCAATAAAAGACCATAATACAATTCGCGAAGAATTAACAGTTTCGCCTAATGTAAATATTATGGCGGGCGGCGGGAAAATATCATTTCCTATATATCGCGAATCTCCTAATAAATTTTATTTGCCCAAACATTACGGAATTCAAAAATTCGGAATTCCTAAATCAGATGCGTTAAATGAAATAGGAGATAAATATGAAAATATAAATCTGGATTTTATCGGAGATTTACGTGATTATCAAGTCACTATTGTCGATTCCTTCTTTAAAAATATAGAAAATGGTGGATTCGGTGGTTTGTTTGAAATTGGTTGTGGGCAAGGTAAAACAATTATGGCTCTTAATGTTCTGGCTAAATTAAAACTTAAAACATTGGTTATCGTTCACAAAGAATTTTTAATGAATCAATGGATTGAGCGTATTCAACAATTTCTTCCTAAAGCTCGCGTAGGAAAAATTCAAGGACAAACTATAGACATTCATGATAAGGATATTGTATTGGGTATGTTGCAGTCTCTTTCTATGAAAGACTATCCCGAAAACACCTTTTCCTCATTTGGTTTCACTATAGTAGATGAAACGCATCATATTGGTGCCGAAGTTTTCGTCCGCTCTTTATTCAAAGTAACCTCTAAATATATGCTTGGATTGTCTGCAACCATGAATAGAAAAGACGGATTAACAAAAGTGTTCAAACTTTTTCTAGGAGATATTATTTATAAACATATTGATAATCAACAGCATAATGTTTTGGTAAATGTGCATACATTTGCTGTTAATGACGACGAATACAATGATATAATACTAAGTCACCAAGGAAAGCCTCAATACAGCTCCATGATTTCTAAGATCAGTAACTATGCCCCAAGATCGCAGTTTATTATTGAAATATTAGAAAATTCCTTAATTCAAAATAACGATCAACAAATTATTATTCTCACAAATAATAAATCAATGTTAAACTACTTACATGACGCAATCGTATATAAAAATATTGCAGGTTCTTCTGTAGGCTATTATATAGGAGGAATGAAAGAGGCGGATCTCAAAAAAAGCGAAGAGTTTAAGATTATATTGGCTACATACGCCATGGCTGCAGAGGCGCTTGACATAAAAACTCTCACTACGCTCATTATGGCCTCTCCCAAAACCGACGTTACGCAATCTATTGGGAGAATTTTGCGAACGAAACATGTTCAACCGGTTGTAATAGATATTGCAGATACACACGACGTATTTCAATCTCAATTAAAAAAAAGAATTAGCTATTATAAAAAACAAAACTATTGTGTTCATATATACGACAATAATTCATACAAATCCTACAATAAATTGTCTTATGCTCCCAAAAAAGCGTCCGCGCCGGTTTGCCTACTTTAATTTAAATTTATATATTAAATGCACGAGTTAATTGTTCACATAGAAAAATCATTGGAAGATGCAAATAATTATAAATCTAAATTGCCAAATGAAATTATGTTTATGAAAGGAATGTCCGGTAGAAAAACAAGACATTTTTACAATAATTTATGTTCTATGGAAGACGCGAGATATTTAGAAATCGGTAGTTGGTTTGGTTCCACTATTTGTTCTGCCATGTATAATAATAGTATAACATGTGTTACTATAGATAATTGGAGTGAATTCAATAATAATACAAAAAACGAATTCTTGGTTAATTTTAATAAATACAAAGGATGCAATAATGCATTTTTTATTGAGAAAAATTGCTGGGACATAGATATTGTTACATTGCGCAGCTTACATAAATTTAATATTTATATGTATGACGGCAATCATAGTGAAACCAGTCATTATAGCGCACTTAACCATTTTTTATCTTGTTTAGACGAAGTCTTCATTTATTTAGTAGATGATTGGAATTGGGAAAGTGTTCGTTCTGGAACTATGCAATCGATTATTGATACTAAATGTGAAATTCTATATAAAAATGAAATAAGAACTACAAATGACAATAGTCATGCTAAACCCGCGTTCCACGACTCTGACTGGCATAATGGAATTTCTATTTTTGTTTTAAAACAAAAATAGATTGACAATTTTTTTGAAAGTTTTTATATATCTTAAGAATGTATATGGGGAAAATGCGCTCATTCAAACTTTTACACCATATATTCCAGTCGATTCCTAGCGATGTCATATACACAATTAGTAAATTTACTGGTAAATATATACATTTTCCTAAAATTGAAAATAAAGCTTTTAAAACTAAATCTAGAAGTGACAAATATTACACCAAACATCTTGTCACAAAAACACGATTTAGAACATGGAGCGTATAGAGGTGTTGGTGTTTTTAAACGATACCTTTCTGCCTTCGAACGTGGCCACTTGAGAGGTGTATGCTTGAAAATAAGAAAGACCATATATGTGGTCTATTATTTCATCTAATTCGGTCTGTTTAGGCATTTGCGTTTGTTTATCGTATTTACTCATTATATCCTTAACTTCAATACGAATCTTGTTCTTGCCAGGAATAGTTATGTTTTTATTCGTGAATGGCGGATCTGTATAAAAGTATTGTAGGTCTGGGTATGCTTCTTCATTTATAATATTATTTAACATATTGGAAACTTGCACTTGTTTAGGATGTTCATCAATGCGCTGAATTTTTCTCTGGTTCCTATACTTAATATCTGAATAATAATATAAATACCACTTCACAAATATAGCAAACAACTCAACTTGGTTGTTGGGTTGTCTAAGAGTTATTTTATTTTTTCCAAAGTCCTCAGCAACACTATATTTTTCAATAAACTCCTTAAATCTTTCAAACCCACTCTCCCCCTCCCCTATATTGCTATCGCTATTCAAAAGCAGATAACCGATCATATTGATCTTGCTTATTTTTTTATTTGAATTATCTGATTGGGGATTTTCTATTTCTATTTTGGTATCGGCAATATTTATTATTAGCAAGGATAGCATATATAATAATTTCAATAAAAAAAATCCCTTTTCCTCTTTCGGAAATTCAGCTTTCACTACTTTAAAAAACTTTGGATATTCTTTTTCTAATTTGGTTAATTTAAGGAATTTCCCAAAATCAGTTGAATTCACAAACGTGTTGCCTATAAAATCTCTTCTGTTAGATGTACTTAAATTTTCTAATGTCTTAGATAACATATTCATCATATTCTCGTAGTTGTCGTGAATAACCAATTCTCCGACAATTCTAGGACTAATATAATAGGTATTATCATCGGCGAGGGGTTTTTTTTTGATTTCCTTCTTGTTTTTATCTTCATCAGATTTTGATTCGTCTGAACTCAGTTTCCCATTTAACATAGCACTATAACCTTCTTCGAACCATTTAAACATCTCTTCATTAGATTTTTTTTCCTCATAGTCTGCTGATATTTTTTCATCTTCATATTTTCTTAGTATAAATGTATAAAGTTCGGCCATTTACTTTATTATTTGTAAATATTATGTATTATAATTATATACATAATATATAATGACTAAAACCGTATGTTCTGTTCCAAAAGGTTCTCCCTCATCAATGGGATTATTATCGACCAGACCCGGCGACACCAGTAGATCTATTAAAGAAGATCTGAAAAATACTATCGATAAAATTAAAACACTTCATGAATTGAATCATGCAGATTGGGCTTTTAATGTTTTCTATTGGTGCGTGTTGTTTCTCTCTTTGATTTTTTATTTTTGCATCCGGTTTTTGTTTTGGTTCGCACGTAATTTGGTTCAGACTACTCGGCGATTTTTCGGTTTGGACGCGAACATGCCCACCGCTGATGAGTTTAAGAATATTTTCCCAGACACTCCAGCTCTCGAAGGCGCCTACAAGTTTGCATCAATCAGGCCGGAAACCGCTCAAGCGAAGTGGCTGGGTGCGAAGAATGCGGCGTGGACCGGCAACGGCGACAACACGCCCATACAACCAAATCTAAACGGGCCTCCTGGGCTGGATGAAGGCGACTACATAGGTAACTCCAACACGTATGGGCTTAGTTCTTTGGTCAGATTTTTTTTTACTTTCTATCGCGGGCTTACCTTCGACCAAAATCCTATTCGAGCAGGTATTTTAATTTTTTCTATCTTTTTTAGGATACTATGGATAGTGGTTTCCAGATTTCCAAATTTTTATACAAATTTAGGCACAAATGCGTTTCATGCTTTTACATATAGTTCTTTCGTTGCGAAACTTATTACAGACCTATACTTCACAATAGGGATAATTGTATCACTTATATTTCTGACCAATGACACTAAATCGCGCGATGTAATTATGTTATTTAATGATGACTTTATCAGTAATGAGACAGATAATCATATTGAAAAATCCGTAGAGAAGGTATATGGAAATATTCCTAACACCGAAGACGTAAATGATAAATTTTATCTGAATGCGATGGGACAGGACGATCCTCGGCGAGGGAAAGCGGGGGTGGATCGTAGCGGCGAGTTCTTGGTCAAACGGGAGTCCAAAACACCAGGAGTCGCGCCTTTAGATGATGTTAAAATATGGATTATGGATTTCATGAAAAAAACCAACCTTTTGGGTGATAATAGTAAATTTCGGAAACCTGTGAGATTGTTTAAGGATATGAAGGGGTGGCTTACAGCTCTATTATGGTATCCTCTTTTTGTTTTATATTTATTTTACCGGGTCCTTCTCGGGGACACAGGTCTTTATCACCCTAAGGTATATGAGCTCGAAATGAAAACATTTTTGGATGTGCGGCCGGACGACGAGAAGAAGCTGAAAAATATACTGGAGAATTTCGATGATAACAAGGTGAACCGTTACTTTGGTACACAAGGCGGTGCTTGGATAGCGCAGTTTCTCATGTTCGTGTTGGTCTTTTTTTATGTAATGTGGCAGTTTTTTTATCTTTTTCTTTCGCGTGTCGAGTGGATGTATATCTCCCCTATGCTTAATAATGAGGTCCGCGACCCCCAATATTTAAACAATAATCCCCCATTATTTTATGGCATGGCGGGCGGCCCCACGAATGCCGCCTACACGGGCGACCCCAAGCGCGACGCGTACGTAGGCGCGCGCGGTAAAGATCCTAGTCCAAAATTTAAAGATATTAAATTAAGTGAGATGGCTATAAGAAATGGTGGAGTGACTGGGACATTCAATAATCTAATACCATCACTGTTTTATCATTCATATAACTTAGTAGCCAAACATGATGAAATTTGTACAACAAGCGCCGCCAAACCCAACTGCAATCAAGAACTTGATTATGGTTTGGAGAATGATGGGTATAGAACGCGCGCGCGACCATATGCTGAAAGGCGACCCGGTGGTTATAGACGAAGGGAAAATAGGGATCGAAACACGTTATATCGTGACAATGGAGAAGGCGGGAAAACGAAGGACCACGAGGCTCTTCATGGCCTGGCAAAACGGCACGGCGGCGCGGCGGGCGAACTGCGAAACTACATCGGCGATGGGGCTTATTTCTACCACGCCGAGCGGGTCCGCACGACCGACGACAAGGACGAGGATAGGGCAAAATACTTTGACTAAAAAGCAGGCTAAAATAAATTATTAGGAAGAATGTAAATGTGAAATAAGAGCTCATATAATAGTTAATTTTACACGCGAATACTAGACAAATCCACCAATTATTCTTATATCATCCTCAATAAAGAATTTGATAATGAATCCCTTTCCAAACATTTAATATTGACTCAATATTAAGTCAATATTAACAAACAACCTCTCATATTTTTGCAGAATTACGCAATATTTATTACAAGTTCAAACTAATAGTATTTTTTGCTTTTCTTTGTCCCTTTTTAGGCTTTGGTTCGACCTTGTCGTCTATCTTCAACCCCGATAAAATATCATCTATATCACTGGGTCCTTTCATTTCCTTACGGTGCGAACGTTGTTGTGTTTCGAATGTAGGCGGAGATTCACTAGCATTTATTTCGGGTTCTTTTGCAAAATTCAAATCTGGTCTATTTGTCGCCATATCCATAAAATTACCAAATCCACTTGAATTATTTTTTTGACTCATTTGGTCCACCGCTGCTTTTGTAAACTGCTGCATTAAATCGGGGTTTTGTTTCATGATATCATCCATACCCGGCATTGCAGACTTTAGTAGTGTATTGGACATATGAATCATTATTGCACTTCCCGCCAATTGGAATAAGAGTTTAATTTCTGGCGCCAATTTACCTTTGGACTTGTATTTATCGTGTAATTCTGCAAATATATCATCATATTCATTTAAATTTTCGTTTACTTGCTCTCCCCATCCATCTAGATGAACGTCAAATGGATCAAACTTGTTATTCAAAAATTCTAAGCCAGTGATCGCCGCCATAAGCATTTTACCTTGAAATTTTACACTATTTGATCTTTCTTTTTCTCTCAATATTGTCTCATATTCACCTCGCATTTCTAACAAAGAAGACTCCATATCATATTTTTTACTTAAGGAAATGCCCTTTTTTTCCAAATCTTCCAATAATCTCATGTATTTGAATTTTTCGTGCAATTCGTCTTCTCTAGACATTTTTTCGTGTGGAACCTCATGAACCGATTCCATTTTAGAAAATCCATCCCACGTTGTTGTTTTTGGTTCTTCATCTACTTCATTTAGAGTTCTTTCTAGCTCATCTAAATTACTAGCAGATTGAATGTGTTCGGTTGGTTTATTGGCTAATAACTCTAATCCCGCAATACTTGTTCCTTCGTTTTTTATTACCGGTTCATCAAATGATAGGGGCACTTCTTCAATATCTAAATTTAATGCTACACTTTCCATTATGTTTTATATAGAATAATTAATTTTAAGTATAAGCGCAATATTAAATTTAGAATAAGCATATAATCAAAATTAAAATAATAGAAAATTATGTGATTGGCGGCTCCCCCAATAAAGTCCTTGTAGAAAAGCATCTGCTAAATCATCTTTTTTCTTACCTACAAAAAGATGTTTATAAGGCTTCCATTTTTCTTCGTTGTCTAATATTTTTTGTGTCAATGAAATTCCCATTTTCTTTCTTCCACCATAACTAGTTTTTTCGCTCTTCAATTCGTTTACATATTCTGTATAGACTTTCAGTTTATTTTGAGACGATATAATTTCTATTTCCGGTGTGTTTTTTATGATGAAATATTGTATGATCATCCCTTGTAACGTCTTCATTCTTGTTGCAATTGGACTTATTTGATTTTCTATAAGTAAAACATCTATTTTTCCCACTTCATTTAATAGATCATCAAAAACACTCTTCATATTTCTTCCTAAATCTATTAAACTCTCTTTACTGGCTTGCTTATTTTTTATTAAAAATGTGTTTGGCAATTTTTTACTGTGTATAGCACAATAATAATTATTTTCCTTGTCGCAAAATCGTGCATTTTTATTGCACTTCTTGTTTGATAATGTATATCCACTACATAGTTTTGTCGTTTCATTTGTTAAAGAAACGGTCTCCCATTTTTGTAAAGATATGGTGTTGTTATCTATGTAAAATATACATAATCCTAAATTTTTTATACCAACATCTACACTCAAAATTCGTTTTTGAGAAAAATTAGCATTCATTTTCTAATATATTTAATAATTCGTTTCTTTTTAGATTAGTTACTTTTGTTGATGGATTTCTTTCTTTTATTTTTGTTTTTAATTCTGAAACAGTGTATTTGCTAAAATCGTGTTGTTCCTCGGAATCTATGTTTGCTTTTATATTTTTTGTAGTCAATAATTCCAAGTCCAGTTCTTTTCCTATTTCTTTGCTCTCAATTATATCTGTTGCATGAATTTCTAGTTTTGTATTTATTTTATTATCGGCGTTTTCGACTTCGTTATCGTCATCATCAGAATCGTCATCTGTATCATTATCAGCATTATCACCATCGTCGCCATCATCTTCTTCGTTAGCGCTATTTTCATCGCTATCAACATCACTGTATTCGTCGTTATCTACATCCATAATGACACCATCATCCATTATTTTAATTCCGCGTGGTGGCATGCCCTCGCTTACTTTTCCCAAATAATTTGTTACCCTATTAACAGTTTCGAGTTCTTGGGCCAATGTATTTGTTAATTCTAATATATCCGAAATTTTGCTGTTCATTTGTTTTAATGAATATCTCATATACATGTAACAAGCACCGACAACTAACAACAAACCTAAATAAACTAACGCTATTTGCATTTGTCTATTGTGTTATATTTTTTTATTAGATTAAACGAAAATTTATATCTATATTTCATTAATTATATCTGTCGCTTCTTTTGTTATTATTTTAGGATAATCAAGCCATTTTAATACTTCAACCCCTCCTTTTATTTTTGTAATACCCTTTTTCTTAGTATACGTATAAACCAAATTTTTAGATCCATCATAAAAGGCTTCCATATAATAATTTGTAATCGATTTTTGGGATTTGCCCGATAATCGCTCACACATATCTAAATAATGAGTCGTCAGTAAAAATCGGACGTTCGACTTCCTAGATAAATATTTCAAATATGCATATCCAGCAGCACATGCCTCATATGGATTTGTTCCGCTATATAATTCATCAAATACACACAAATGGTTTTTATTTGGGTCTTCGTCTATACTATCTATAATTTCTTTGCATCTCCGGGCTTCGGCTTGAAATAAACTATCGCGTCCATTTGTATCTGGAATATTAAGATAGCAGTGAATTTTGTCGTATACGAAAATGTCGCCTTTTTTATAAAACCCAAATCCAATTTGTTGTGAAATAATTACATTAAATAATGTCATTTTCAGCAATGTAGTCTTACCTGATGCGTTTACTCCAGTAATAATTTTATTGTTGTTGAGTTTCATGCTATTATATTTTTTGTCACCAACAATGGCGGGATAGTGCATTTTCTTCATGTTGGTTTTTTTTACATTGTATTTGGCTTTGTTCATAGAAACTCCTATATTCTTCGCCAAGCCTTCTATATTATTGTAATAGCCATTGAAGCCGTTTGCAAAATGAAATAGCTTGATATACTCTTCGTTCTTATACAATTTGTATAGTTCACATCTTATTTTCCCCAATTTAAATGGTATTCCTATCCTGGTTTCGGGAATCGAGCTAAGATTTTCTAAATAGATATATATTTTCTTAAGTGCAACGACGAGGTCATCGTTAAAATCTGCATACGAGGATTTGTTTTCAGATAACGTCAAAAACGCTTCTATTTTTGATGCGGTCTTCTTAAAGTAATTGCGGACAAGTAGCAGGTTATCGTGCCCTTCAAAAATGTTTTTCTTAAATGCGTAACATAATGTAAGGCTCTGGTATAACTGGAAAAAATATATACCAATGCTAAAGAATGTATACATTATACTATTCAAATTTGAAAAGTCCATATCCAATATTTTGCCAATTGGAATTTTCTTTAACAACATTAGAATTACTCTCGTATATTCACTAACCGTTATATCTAACCCCTGGAGTTTCAATAAGATAAATGGAAATATTATTATCATTATCGGCATACTTAAAGTCAATATTGGAGATAAGATCAATAAACCACTATACCACATCATTATTTGTTCGTTTTCGTTCATTTTGTCACAAAAGTATACGTCGCGTATATAATTCTGCGTTTCTTCAAATGTTTCGCCGTCTGTTTCTATTTTCTTAGATAAGGCCAATATTTTTTCATTATTATCAACGAATGAACTGTCGGTTACATACATATTTTCGTAAATCACTTGCGAGTCTTTTAAAAAAGAAACCTCTGATGTATAATATTTCATCCACATATATTTCGTCTCATTTCCGAATACATCGCATTCGCCAAATACACTATCATACAAATTATAGCTACTATCTAATAACTGCAAATCATTCAATATACCTGAATCTAATTCAACCTTTGTAGATAAATACTCTATAGGCAATTTGAAATCCATTTAGATAGTTGTTTAATTTTTATTTTTTTTTTGAACGATTTATAAGGCGGATTATCAATATTATCAAACCACTTAAATGTTTTATTTTTTTAATTATATGATCAAATATTCACTCCATGATATTCTCGAAATAGACAAAGTATGTTCTGAAAAACAATTGATTGATTCAATTGTTTCGGAAGAAATTAAAAGCTATTTCTTTGTTTTGGAATATAAATTCAAAAACAGAATGTCAAACAAATCAAAATATAACACACCAAAACCAATAACATTTTCTGATATTAGATTGTCGTTAAATAAGTTATCAAATAGTTCTTTTTCAAAGCAATTTAAGACTATTGTTTCCACACTGCATATAATTGTTTCCGAATGTGACGATAAACACAAAATATTTAGCGACGTTTATGACCATATAGCATCTAATAGTTTCATGATTGCGCCCTATACAAAATTAGCAATTAAATTAATATATATATTTACGGAATTTGAAGTCGTATTTTTATCAAAAAATAAAGAATTTATTGATAATCTTTCTAAGAATGAATTTAAAAATAATTTACAGGGTGATGAATTGCATTCTCAAAACAAATATAAGGATGAAATAAAAGCCCAATGTATGTTTATTTGTAATATATTACTCAAATATCACAATGAAGGTAATAAAAATATGCACTTACATGAAGATAATTTATTTTACTTTCAAGAATACATAACTAACAATATTGATGATGAAACTGTATGTATGCAAGAAAAAATAGAATTTATATCCTCTTTATATTTAATTTATGCTTCGCTTACAATTAAAATGGAGAAAACTGGAAAATATAATAAATTAATTCAATCTCATGTTAATTATATTATGGAAAAAAAGGCAAATAAATGGATAAAACGAAAAACAATATTCAACTATATGGATTTACGGGATGTTTTAATAAAATCAATCAATGATAATTAAACTATATTATTATTATATAATGGTTAAATCACTACTTAATTCGTCGTTGGAGTATAAGGAATCTACAACTATAAATACAGACGATATAGGATTAGAAAATTTACAAGTTTATGAAATCGAATATTTAGAGACTCCTTTTTTCATTGTATTGGGTTCTATTGACAAAAGCAATGAAGCTGAATATAATGTTTCTTTTGTCCCAATATACATTTTAAACCCCAAGACATTCGCCGTTTCTAAAAGAGTGGGTATATATGAATTAAATTCAAAAACGGAGTTAAATAATTACGTAGATCAAAGTAATCCTGATTTATTAAACTTGGAGTCAATGCAAAATAAAATACCAATTATGTTCTCATTTGTTAAAAAGGATTTCTTAAAGAAATATTCTACAAAAGACGTCGTTGTAGACGATGTCGATATGATTTCAGACGACAAAGATATAGTTTCTCAAGATAGGGATGTTGAAATAGAGGCGGATGATTATTTAAAACGTCCGAGCGACGAAAAAGACGATGCGCTCTTTGCAATGAAAGATGATATCAATGATAGTTATAAAAAATGGCTATTAGTATATTTTAATGACATGAAATTTGATATAAAAACAAATGGTGGAGGTGGAGATTGCTTCTTTTTATCAATTAAAGATGCATATGCTACAAAAGATATAACAAAAACAGTTGAAAACTTAAGAGAAATTGTAGCCAATAAAATTTCACAAGTAGAATTTGATTCTTATATGGAAACGGGCGATGTATACAAAGAACGCGGAAGAGAATTAGAAACTAGACTACAAGAACTTAGAACAGAAATAGATGCAGAAAAACAAATTATAAAAACGCTTACCGATATCCAGTCAAAAAAAGAGTTTCTAGAGAATTTAAAACCAAAGCAAGTAGAATTTAGTGCAATTAAACATGAAAAAAAAATGTTTGAAAACGAACTGAACGAGATCAGAAAAGATCCAACAAAGCCATTAAACATGATTTTTGGTTTAAAAACCTTAGGAGATTTAAAACAAAAAATAAGATCGCGGGGAAATAGTTATTGGGCAGACGAAAATGCAATAAAAATATTAGAGGAAGAGCTGCTTATTAAACTAATAATTCTCGAAAAACTACCCGAAGACCGCGATAGAAAAGAAGATAAGATGATAGAAAATGACGTTTTATTATCATGCAATGTTACAAATAATTTAACATCTTTTAATCCGGAAGCTTATATTATGATGGAGTTTAGTGGATATGGACATTACCAACTTATAACATATAAGGAAAACGGTTTATTTACATTTGACGAACTTCCAACTTGTGTAAAAAATAAAATTGCAGACCTTTGTTTGGAAAATAAGAACTCGGGTTTTCATAATATACCAGATTTTGTTAAATACAAAGACGACCAAGTTAAAATAAATCCACCCAAAGAACCGGATATTCCAAAAGGAAGCAAAGATTCGCCCATAAGTTCGCAAGACTCTTTAAATTCTTGTATAGATGGACTTTGCGATAATTCTGTAGTATTAACTATCGATTATAATGCAAATCCAGCAAAAAATCCAGGATTTGGGCTTCATGAAAAAATTATGAAGAATATGATTAAAGAATTTAAACCCCTACAAGCCCTTAGTAAAAAGCCCCATTCTAAAAATTGGAGAAAAATTTTAAGCGATGAACACGAAGAACTAAATATGAATATAACAGTAAAAGGTAAACAATATAAATCTATTAAAGATTTCATGGAGTATAAAGCGCCCGAATCGGAAAAAGGGACATATCAGGATGCATTACTTTCTAAATTTCGCGACAACGACCATCTAAAACTTCGTGAAATTTTATTGGCGACAAACAATGCTATGTTACAAAAACATGTTAATAGAAATGAACCTATATTTGCAAAAGATCTGATGTTATTACGCCAAAAAATGAGATAATTCTTAAACCGGTGGTGAATACTTTGGAGAAAATCTAGTTACTCATCGGTTCCAAGAAAAATTAAATACAACCACGATGCTATAAAAAAAATCATTGATATACTACGATAGCTACCAAATCCTTCATTGGGTCTTGCATTAATTATTGACCATAAACAAGGTAATGAGGAAACTACCATAACTATATAAGGGCTGTGTTTTCTTTCATTTTTTTCGCCTACATATACATTAGTCAAATACATAACTACATAAGCAAGCAGAAAGGAAACTAAATAAATTAAAATTCGTATATTACTTTTATGATAAATGATCAAAATTAAAAGAATGTTTACCCAAAGCCCAATACCAATATGATATTCTGGTCCTTTTTCTGCAAATAATAAAATCCAGGCTATTAGTATAAATGCTACCAAGAAATAATTTTTTGTCTGCTTCATTTCTGATTGCATATTGGTAATATCACTCGTCAACGATTCGGCAAAAGATTTACTCACACCCTTAATAGCTTCCATATTATTATTTTACTATATATAAACATTTTATATGTGTATATATAGTAGCTATGTCCAAAGTTATAGAAAAATATTTTATTCCATATTCTTTATGTCAAACCATGTTTTATAAAAAATCAATTCCGAAAAGCTCCAAAACACAAAAGCCTCAATTTTCAATTAAAAGTATTGACTATTCTTTACTCTTAAATACAAAACTGACTCTAAAATCATTACTTCCATTAAAAAAAAAATATAAAATAAAAGGAACTTACAAAAAAGAAGAACTAAGCTACATATTATACAATACCTTAAGGCTTTATCATTATAAAAACATTATTGTAAAAAGTTTCAGAAATTATAAAATGAAATGTTACAAGATTTTGCAAGGTCCCATTAATTTAAACAATGTTGTAAATTCGGAGTGTTTTGAAACACTAGAACCCATTTCGGAACATCCTACAATTGACTACATTGGTATAAAGGAAAACGAATACAATTACATTTTCATTATTAAATCCTTAAAAAACATTGTAAAAAAATACAAAAAAGACGCATTTAATCCGTATACAAGAGAAGTCATTTCAGATGATACCATAATTCGTTTAAAAGAATTGACACGATTACGAAAGTTATTTAAAATTGGTAGCAGAGTCATAGCCGAACCAGTATGCACAATTAAACCCCTTGAACAGCAGCTAGATGATTTATTTTATGATTTAAATAATTTGGGACATTTGGTGGATTCTAATTGGATAAAAGAATTACCCAAAGATCGCCTAATTAAATATATATATGAACTAGCAGATATATGGGATTATAGAGCCAACCTTAATAGAGAAACTAAACTTAATATATATTCTCGTCTTAATCCATTTTTTGATATCAGAATGCAAAGATTAGTATTTGAAAGTTCCGATAATTTAAAACACTTTATTGTTAAAATAATAAAAAGACTTATAAGTAGTGATGATGTTTCTTATTCTTCTCTAGGAGCATTTTATGCTCTTGGGGCATTAACCCTGGTAAATGGAAATGCGGCTCAAGCACTTCCATGGCTTTTTCAATCATTTTTTCATAGTGGGTAATACATATTAGACCGAATTATATATTAAATAATTTCTCAGATAAACTACTTAAATAGTTATGCTGTTAGATAAGTATAATGGCCCCGCCTAAGAAAACCGCTACCGCCCCTACTCCTGCTGCCTCGAAAGCCCCCAAGAAATCGGCTGCCAAGAAATCGGAAGCCGCTCCAGTTCCTGCGCCTGTCCCAGAACCAGCACCAGTTCAAGAAGTTGCGGCTGCCGAACCAGTTGTAGAAAACAAAGTAGAAGACGAAGTATCTAAGTCGTTCACCGATCTCCAACAAAAACTCAATGAACTATCTAGCCTTTTCACAACTGTAAAACAAGATTTCAAGGTTCTTGAAAAACGCTACATCCGCGAACTTCGCGCTGCGTGCAAAGCCAACGACAAGAAAAAGAAATCGGCCAACGCAAAGCCTCGTTCGCCCAGTGGTTTTGTAAAGCCCACCAAGATTAGCAGTGAACTTGCGGTTTTCCTAGGAAAACCCGATGGAACCGAAATGGCCAGAACCGAAGTTACACGTGAAATTAACAAATACATTCGCGCCAACGACCTCCAAGATAGCAGCAATGGCAGAAAGATTAACCCCGACGACAAGCTTCGTGGTCTTCTCCAAGTTCCCAAAACCGACGACCTCACATATTTCAATCTTCAAAAATATCTCAGCAAGCATTTCCCCAAGGCCGCGGTCGCCGCCGCGCCTGCCAACTAAATAATGAATTTCTTTTGAATATTATTATAATTTAAATAATTATTATATGAAATAATATCATTATTAATACACCAAGTAAATAATGTTTCGTGTTTTCGTTTTGTTTGTATATAAATATAATACAAACAAAGTGCAACGTATAATGTAAATGCTTTATTATAATCAGTCCCCGAAAGAATACACATTTGTTGAAAATCGGATAAGCATTTGATATTCAAATTTTTAAATAAAACCTTGGTGCATAGTAGATCAAATGTCTCATTATTAAAATCTGTATTAATCATTATAAAATTACAGCCATACATTATCAAATCCATGTCTTCTGACATTACTGCAAATGATGAAGAATAAAGATGATGTTTTGCACACACATCATCCGCTTCATTATCTGCCTGAATGAACTGATAACCATATTTAGAAATTAGCGCCTTTATATTTTCAAAATCGGCACTATATAATTTTGTAACCTTGTTTTCATAAAATACGAGTTTTTTTTCCAGTTTTTTTAATGTAAGTTTATTATTGGTTTTTGCTAATTTATCTTTTATTGTATCTAAAGCCTGATATGCAGATAGACGTTGCTTTCTTCTTCGTTCAATAGTCTTAAATTTATCTAATTTAGGTTTTCCATCAAATACAAAAACAGGATTAATATTGTATTTGGTGAATTTTTTCAACATATTTTCAAATTCGTATATTAGCTGATTTTCATTTGATTTAAATTTATACATATATAAATTTGTATCTACAACAATAGTCTGATTAGCTAGCGAAAATAACGACAATGTTGTATAAGATGTTGCACAATATTTTTCAATAAGTGTTTTCATATGTTTTACCCCCATAGTATTAATGCATTTATTGGAGATATTTACATGTATTTCAATTTTCTTTATATTGTTGTGTATAGATATTGATAATTCAGTCCACACTTGTAGTTATCCTTCCATATTCCGAATATTCTCAAACTACATTTTAAAATGTCATTGTGTCCCAATTTCAAATTTTTATCTCCATTCAATACCTTTAATGACCTCACCTTATCGCCGCGCAATGATTTCATTTTTATTAGGTTATTTGGCAATAAACCCAATAAGTCTTCCTCTATTTTCGATAATATTTTTAAAAGAGCTTCGTTTTTATCGTATACAAAACGAATTTTATAATAATTGTTTTTGTTTTCAATGTAAACATCTCGCAACTCTATTGAAATATATAAACCATTCATTACAAATAAATCATTTGAATATATTATTTTTATAAATTCGCATCCAACTTTTAATATATTCTTTACTGGTTCGTGTAATATAATATGTTTCAAATCAAAATCATGTGTTTTTAATGATAAATACATATAATCATAAATATTATCATTCAGTATTTAAATAATAAAGACAATACAATTATATGAACTTGTATGAAAGACAGTTTTCGAAACAGTTAATAATCAAAAACACACATCCAAAGTATGAACCTCTGTATAATGATTTTTTCACACATCCGTCAAATATTATAATTCACGGTGGTTTGGATATACAAAAATATAATCAAAGCCTGCGTTTCCTACACGAATGTAGTCCATCAAAGCTGAAATACGAAAAAAAAATGTCTATAGCAAACGATAAAGTTAAATGTATTTTAAGAATTAGCGATATTCACATTGAAGTAGACTTTGCTACCCTAGGATGCAATTCAAAGCAAACCTGGAATGAAATACATACAAATATTATAAATATTTGCCTGACTAATAATTACAAATTATTCTTTGTTCTTTGTAAAAATTTCCAGGACATACATATTGAACTATATGATATTTTTTATTCATATATGCAATCAATAATGCATGAAAATATTAAAATTTTCTACATAATTAATACTTCAAATATTTCATTTATTAACAATAATATATACAATAGATCGTATCGTATTTGTTTAGGATCTCCGCAAAAAAATCTAAATCAAAGACAAAACAATATTTACAACGACATATATAAAATAAACAATCGGCAACTGTTAAATAGTTTATTGGATGTTGTTACCTCTAATAATATTGATATTTATCAATTCCGAAACATCTTATACAGTATATTAATATACAATATTGATATTAACGAAGCGATTTGGTATATTATTACAGGTTTTTTGGAGAAAACGAATAAAAAAGATATTAATTTTAATTTGATTGAAAGTTTATTTAATTTTTATAGTAAATATAATAATAATTATAGGCCTATTTATCATTTAGAGTTATTTTTTATTAAATTTAAAATTGAATTTAGTGGTTGATTGATTATTTTTATTGTATTATTCATCGGTTTTCTTCTTCTTAATTGGTTTGCGTTTCTTAACAGGCTCGGGTTCAACTACCTCTTCTTCTTTATGTTCGGCAACACCAGGAACATCTTCGGAAACATCTTCATGATCCGAATCTTCTACCATGGTTGTGTTTGCCTCTTCTTCTTCTTCGTCGGGTTTTGTAACCTCGGTCTTCATACGCTCAGTTTCACTTGGAGAAAGATTAATATGGCATTGTCCCATTAGACTTGCACGAGGTTGAACAATTGCCTGAACAAGCCTCCATGTGGTTCCAAACTTACCATTCGCAAACCAAATACCACCACATTGGATAACAACGGCAATATTTTGTCCCTTTTCAATAAGATTCATAGGAAGAAGGTGTTGATTTTCAAGATTTGGGAAAATCCGTTCGCGCTCAGTATTATAAAGTTCAATCTTAAATACATTTTCATAAAAGGGAATTTTTACACGAAGGGTAGGCTTGCGTGTCTTATCCGGCTCCTGTGTTTCTTGGTCTTTTGGATATTTTAGCATAGGAGTCCAAAGCACGTCAACCTGTTCGAGTGTCATCTTTCCCTTGTTAAACCACTCCTTGCTATTTTCAACGGCATCATTCTTGATTTTGTTTTCAAATTCTTCAAGGTTTGCAAGTAGTTTTTCGGTATTTTCAGAGTAATTCGAATCTTGGTCACGAGGAAACTGGAGAGATAGATCATATGATTTAACACCACGTCCATCAAAATCATTTTCGTTTACACCCCATGTAAGCATTAGAGGAGTGCTAATACAAAGGGTCTTCTTACATTCTGCATTAAGAACTGTTACATTCTTTCCACCAGATTGGTTGATTTTGGGCTTGGTGTATTGAACATTGTCCATCGTAAGCGCGGTTCCATCGATTAGCATTTTGTTACTCATTGTTGTATATGCTTATTATAATTAAGCCTTTATATCGTTTCAATTTTATATTTATCACACTTAAAAGGTCACAAAAAAGCTAAATATTTTTTATATTTTAATTATTTTGGCTTAAATTAATTGTATGTTATTATTACATATACAAGCAAATTTCAATATATTATGGAAGAAACACGTAAATTTAACTGTCATTTATGTGGGTATACATGTTCTAAAAGTTCGGATTTCGATAAACATCTAGAAACGGTAAAACATCTACAGAAAGTGCTTTCAAACAAAAAAAATAATAATAATTTATTCGTTTGTCAATGCGGCAAACAATATTCTCATAGACAATCGCTTAACAAACATAAAAAAAAATGTAATAGTCTGGAAAACAAAATAGACCAGATTTTAGAAACCAATAAAATATTACTCATGGAAAATGAAAAGATTAAGAAAAAATTAGAAGAACAGCCTACACAAATCAATAATTCGTTCAATTTACATCTTTATTTAAACGAAACGTGCAAAGACGCTATTAATTTACAAGATTTTATATCCAAAATCCAAATACAGTCAAAAGATTTAGAGCGAGTTTTAGAAGAAGGTCTGGACTATAGTGTGACAAACATATTTCTACAAAACCTTGAAAAATTAGAAGATGAGAAACGTCCTATTCAATGCACAGATATTAAGCGCGAAATTGTATATGTAAAAGACGAAGATGTTTGGCAAAAAGACGATGACAATAAAAAAATAAAAAGCTCAATTCGAGAAATGCAAGACAAACATCTAAAAGGTATTACACAATGGACTACAAATAATAGCGATGATACCGCAAATCATGATCCGTATATTGATTTGGTGTCAAAAGTCGCAGCAGATATAAATGTTAATGCAATTAGTAAAACTATTATGAAAAAAACAAAAATAGACAAACTAGGAGGAAATTAATATTTGTATTTTCATATAATATATTTTTTTGGGGTTTTTATGTTGTATTGATAGTTTCATAAAAAGTCTCGTATGGGAATTCTTTCTTCAAATAACATTTAAGACATATCAATACATCAATGTAAGAATTGTGTAAATTATCTGGTTGAGTGTCAAATAATTTCTCGTGTAGTTCGCACAAGGTAGGATATTTCATATATGTAGAACCATCTTCGCGTTTTTGTATTATAGCGCAAAAATCTTTATAATTTTTCATTGTGCAAAATGTTTTTACTTTTGGAAAATTAGACACCATTTTATTTCTAATATTTTCAACAATCAAAATTTGCTTATCAAATGAAATATTATGTCCGATTAGCATATCGGTTTTTGATAGTATTGAATTTAATTTTTGTAAAGCATAACAAATATCAATACCATTGCTTTGAGATAGTTCTTTAGTAATTTTATGCATGGAAATACTTTTTTCAGTAATTTCAATATTTTCGTCTAGTTTAATAATTTCGTCGAAGGTTTCTTCTATTTTGTTCGTTTCAGTATTAAACAAAATGTAACTCAATTGAATTACATACGGCCATTGTTCCTTTTCATAAATGGATGCTTTTTTTTTTAGTGGTAGTCCGGTGGTTTCGGTATCTAAAACCAAAAGCCGCATATGTAACGTATTTATTTGAATAAATTATTTTCAATTTTTAATCTAGTAATAATGTATTAAACTAGACAATGGCGTCGGAAAATAATCAATTTCTAGTAATTATTGCAATTGCATTTGTTATTGTGTGTATATTAAATCCTTCTATCGATCCACTTGCCAATTACGAATATTCAAAAAGGGGAATAAAGGCAATTCCGGGTGGAAATAGAATGATAAATGTAATAAAAAAAATCATGAAACCATTCATTATAAGAGAAGTTTCAAAAAGAGCAAAGACTCTAATCAAACAAAAAGTAGGACGTGAAGTTAGAAGACAAAAGAATCGTCTTATTAAAAGGGTGACTAATAATACTACAAGAAGAGCAATTGGTAAATTTTATAATAGAGAAAAAAGTCTGCTAAGCCGTAACCTGGAATATGGAAAATTAAAGGACTTTAAAAGAGATATACAAGGAACGGTCGCGTCAAGTAGAGATTTAGCTAAAAAAGCTATGAGAAAAACAAGAGAAATATGGCCTTATGGAAGGAAAAGAAGTCTACCAAAAGTTGTTAATAATTTAAGTAAACAAATACGGCGTGAAACTAATATTAACAACAGACAACGTAATAATATTAAAAAGGCACACCGTAGAATAGACAGAGTGGACGGCGGAGAATACGGATTGCCTCTAGACTGGAAGATTGCCGATTCCAAAGCAAAGAAAG